TGGAGTCAACAGGTTAGGTCGAACAGCCTCCCCTAGAAGTCGCCCCAGAGCCGACATTCGGTCGGCCCCGGCGGCGACTAGCGGACATTGGGCGAACAGCCTAGGGAAATATACTATTCGCTATCCTCCGGCTTGGGTTTGGATATAATTAAGCTACCTGACCTGAATGCCGCGTATGGATTGACTTTCTTCACTTCCTCTGTCTTCTGATTGATGTACTTATCGAGCATTTCGATCTCTTCCCCGCACGCGTCACACATTGGTTTCGCATTCTCCATGTTGACTGGAGTGAGCTGAAATACCCTCTCACACTTCCAACAGATCGATCTCCTTCCTGCGGGCGACGGTGACATATTCTTCGGCATGTAGTGTGAACACTCCTCAATTCCACTACATGCCCATAGACCGTCTGCCCTACGATAGTATTGATGCGTGTGATTTACTGATCCTGTACGTCGTGACATTATATCCTCCTAACATAGTCAAGCCAACACAAGCCGTGCCAAGCCTTGATACCCCTCCCCCCGGAGGGGATAGAGAGAGAGTATCATAGGCCCGTGTCGCTGTCAAGTGTCCTCTTTTCATGACATCTTTTCCTTGTTCTATAAAAAAAAATATATAAAATAAGATAAGGAAAAGAATAGCAAAGCGAAAGCGACCTCAAAAGAGGACACGAAAAGGGGGTTTAAGGGTGGATGACTCTCTCTCTCTATCCCCAGGGGGGAGGGTACCATATAATGTGAATAGCCTGCCCTGACCCTGCACAGCGTAGCGGATGCGCTTTAGCGCAATCATTTTTGGCTAAACTGCACAGGCACGCGCACAGGCGGCGCACAGGCTTAACCCCTGGCTGCCGGATAAAATGTCGAATAAACTGTCGGGAGGGTAGGCTTGGAGGCTGGGTCAGCCCAAGTACAGGGGACGGTCTTCGGGAGTGTATTCGACAGGCGTGCCCGCGAGGTATGCGCGCATCCATTCATCCAGCAGCGTGGAGACTGCCTTGCCCTCGCGGGCGGCTTTACGCTGGACAGCCCTGTAGACTTTCTCGTCGCGCACGTAGAGGGTAACTTGGCGGGCGTTTCTGGGTAGGGCCATTGGATACTCCAGTCAGTGAAAGGGCCGGCCCACGATATTTTGTGGGCCGGCAGTAGGTCAGTGGGTTACTCTTCCCACTCGATACCGAGAGCCGTGGAAGCCGCCGAGCGAGCCGCATCCATGGTCATGCCGTTCGACTTGAACAGCGCCGCCATTTCCTTGAGCCGCACCTGCGGGTCGTTGTCGCGCGTCGGCTTCACAATGCCCGCCGCTTCGAGTGCCGCCGTGCGTGCCGCAGTCGTAGCCGCTGCCTTGCGGGCGGCGTTGAGGAAGTCTACGACATCCGCGTCGGACGGGTAGTCGTTCGCCGCACGAACCTCTTCGATGCCGTCGTACTTTTCGACGGTCACCTGAAACACGATGGGCGAGGGAAGCAGTTTGCCGTGAGCCTTTTCGGCCTTGGCTTCAAACGTCTCTTTTGTCATTTCGTTGACTCCGTTGTCGGTTGCCTTGATTGACAATCCCGACCTACAAATCATACATCAGGACGGGTCCGCCGCAACAAGTATTTTGCCTCGCCCGCAACTTTTTTTCTGGCCTGCCAGCTAGCCGATGAGACTGAGACGCAGTCTCAAAATGGCTCGAGGGTGCGCACAGCGAAGGGGATTTCGCGGAGCGAAATTTCGTCTGGCGCACGCTCGAGGAACTATGATACTGAGACTCAGTCTCATTATTGCCTGCACTGGCGCACAGCGACGTGGCGGCGCCGAAGGCGCATCCTCGGACAAGTAACTGTACAGGCTAGGGCACAGGTTGATGCACAGCTTACGCACAGGCTATACCCCTGGATATCGTGGTGCAAGTCCTGGGCGCTCGTCTACGAAGACATTCGTACGAAGAGCGTAGTACGAAGACCGTCGTAGTAAACATGGATACGATAGCCACGACGATAGTAACCATGGCTAGTATTCTCGCCTACTCGATATCATGTGGGATGTCAAGGGAAAAGAAAGTTGAAAATACTTGTTGCGGAAGGTCTGGAGTGTGAGAAGATATGTAGGTCAGATCAATTACGGTCTGACATTGACTATAGGTGACTTGTGAATAACTACATCGTGACTTTCAAGTTCAACGACTCGTATTCTCCCAAGGCTCTCGGACTCATCAGCGTTTCGATGGTCGTTGAGTCTGGTTCGTCCATCTGTGCCATCGCTGATGCGCGTGAGATTCTCAAGCCTGTTACGTCGGCGGAAGCCAAGTCGGTGACCGTGGAGAAGACCACTTCCGACCGATAGTATGATTGGGGCTGGAGTGGGGTGTATCCCTTCCAGCCCTTTCCTTGAGGATACTCAAATGGCTAGATGTGAAGATTTTCCCTGTTGTGGACACACCAATGGTGACCCGTGCCCCAATCGTGACTCGTCCGGTCGTATCGTTCCCGAGTGCTGCATCTGCTACAAGCGTTTGCCGCGTGGTGCGCGTTCGTCCATTTGTGTGTCGTGCCAACGTCGCGAGGCTCGCCGTGATTGGTATGATGGCTCAGAAGACTACTACGGCAGATAGAGCTTGACAACAAGGGGGACTATATATCCCCCTTTCTTTTTCACTCGATACTATACATGGTTATCATATCCTACACCTATGTCGGGTGGGGGGTACCCATGCCTACATAAATGAGTCTCACACTTACTCGGGGGGATAGGATCCAATGAAATGTTATGGAAAGAAAAATATATAGTAACCCAATTTGGTTCCATCAATCATCCGAAAAAGGGGGTCTAAGTGGTTCCATCCAAACGACTTATGGGACCGACCGACTTGACACCCATGATACACTTTCTCGACGGCTCGGAAAAGACCGTCCATCCATTACTAAACTTTTAGTATCTACACACACTCATATCCGAATGAGTGATGGATATCCCTATGCCTATAGGAATCGTATCAGATCTTCACTTCGATGAAGAACTTAAGAGATTAAACGGTGGAAAGACTAAGGAAATTAAGGACGCAGTTGTAATTGAGCCTCCCGCGCGTGGGCGTAAAGAGGGTGACGTAAATGTGCCTGACTCCCTACGTAAGATCATAGGTGAGACGGCAGTCATCGAGGGGCGTCAAGCGGCACTAGATCTAGCAAAGGATTTCGGTATCTCTCCTAGTAGTGTGAGTGCGTATGCGAATGGTGCCACATCCACCACTACGTACGATACACCCAAACAATCAATCATCCAACATATCAATAAATCAAGGGCGCGTGTTTCCAAGAAGGCTCAACGAGTCCTTCGAGGTGCGTTGGATGCAATCACTCAAGAGAAATTAGATTACGCAGATGCGAAAGACTTAGCGGCCATCGCTAGGAATATGTCTGGTGTAATCAAGGACATGGAGCCGCCACCAGAAGTGGCAGGACAGTCAGACAATAAATCCCCCCAGTTCGTTATATTCGCTCCCCAGTTCAGGGATGAGCGTTCCTTTGAAGTCATTCAGGTCACTGAATAAGGAGACATCATGGAAGTAGTTCGCCCTAGATATTCAGATCCATTCGGTGGAGTGATGGTCGATTCGCAGGTATTAGAAGTAAGTGATGAGCAGAAGAGTCTCATCAGGATGATCTTGGACGTGTGTTGCTCCGATAGCCAATTTGCAGATAAAGCCTATAAAGCTATTACGCGAGTGTTAACGAGCGGATCAGTCGTTGTGCCGGAGATCACTTCACTTAATCCAGGTAGTGCAACGATTGGGGATCCCTCGTTTACATTACATGTCATGGGTTCGGGTTTCCTTCCTGGTTCCATCATTGTATTCGCTGGAGTGGAGGAACCGACTACTCATGTGTCAGATTCAGAGATTACCACTGGCGTGAATATGGATGTGTGGATGGGACCAGATTCACTTCCAGTTATGGTGAAGTCACCTGATGGCGTACTGAGTGAGGCATCTACATTCGTATTCTCAGCGGCATCTAGTGGAGTATTGGCAAGTCCCTCAATTAAAGCTAGCGCGCCCACGCCCGCCATCAAGTCAGTCACCGGATCTACTCCACCAGTAGTTAAGAAATAGGCTAGACATATGCCAACACTAGCCATTCCATTCGGTATGCCGGTTACTATGGTAACGAATCAGGTCTATGCGTTACCAGCGGCTAAGGCGACTGTATTCTCGGATGCGACTACACCGTCGTTACAGTCATCTACTACTCTTGGCTTTGTGGCTAATGCTGCTGTGGTATTCACAAGTGGTTTGGCTACTGTGGCAGGAGGGTTTATTAGAGCTACCACTGGGACGCCCACCATCGTACTAAAGAGAGACTGATATGCCATCAATGTTTGGCAAATCGATGAGTGGATTCGGTGGTAATTCTGCGCGTATGGGTGGTGGTGGAACTGCTGGAATGAGTCCCATGGCATCATCTCGCCCATCACTCCAGGGTGGTAACCAGCAGTATGGTGGTACGGCATCTGCCACCATGAGAGGATCCGCAGCAGGCAGATCTCCTACTCCTCAAGCATCACAGCAGCAGAGTAGTGGAATAGGCCCATCATCATTTTTCAGAGTATTCCAACAACCCCAACAGCCATCGTATGGATTCGGTGGCGGTCAGGTTAATAGTAATCGAAATCAAGCGCAGTTCGGACCTAAACCAAATATGGGACCAGCACCAGGTCCACAATACAATGGAAGCGGAATCATGGGTGGTAGACAACAGCAAATAGGAAAACAACTAGCTCCATATCAAAGAGAAATTCAACAGCGCATGACTCCGGGTTCACCCACGTATGGTCAGCAGCCACAGATGCAACAGCCACAGCAACAACAGTGGCAGCCGCGTCCATACATGCCACAACGAATGGGTCAACCACAGGGCGGGATGGGAATTCAACCACTTAATGGTGGACAGGATTACGCGGGCATGATAGATCAATTCCGTCGTAATCAGCGTGGACCTACTGGATTGGGTGGTCAAGGTGAATGGGTTAACGGTCAGTGGACTGGGCCTCAATAACGGAAGGAAAATAAAACATGGGATTCGGTTCATTTCTTAAGAAGGCTGCACTATCCCCAATTAAGATGGGAGTCAAGGCAGCGAAAACTACCCACAATGCTACGATGGGTGCAGCTAAGTTAGGAGCCAAAGCTACGCGCGCGGCGGCAGTCGCACCAATGAGGGTAGCAGCTAAGACTACTCCAGGCGGTGCAGGCAGGGCAATGGGTAAGTTAGCTGACACTGCGGCATCAGTGATGGGAAAGAAGAAAAAGAAGCCATCACCGGGTATCGGTCCATCGATGGTTTCGTAAACGCCCGAAGGGCGACGTGCGGCTACAAGAAATGGATATAATTATCCCTCAATCTACTAAACGGAACCCAAATGAATGGAAGCCAGAGCCCAAGCAAAGCCTTTTCCTTTCAGTTCCGACTAGTATTAAGGAAGCCGTATACGGAGGGGGAGCAGGTAGCGGAAAGTCAGATGTACTGTTACTTTACGGGATCGTACATCGATGGCATGAGCATCCTAAATTCAAGCAAGTGTTCATGCGGAGGACATTCCCTGAACTACGCAATGAAATCATTCCCCGATCTAGAGAATTGTATCGACGATTTGGGGCAACACTTAACAAGACAGAGATGTGCTGGACTTTTCCACGCGAAGATCAGTATGGAACTGGAACTTCCACCAAATATGGTCCTTCTAACGACGGATCTATGATCTTTCTCGGGCACTGTGAGAATGAAGATGACGTGCATAAATACGACTCAATGCAAATCAATCTATACACGCCTGATGAGCTCACTTCCATCACTGAATGGATCTACCTCTATATTGGATTTCAGCGCGTTAGATCTCCAGTGCCAGAATTGCCCTCTATCATACGAGCGGCTGGGATGCCTGGAGGAATTGGGCATACGTGGGTATTCAAACGGTTCATTAAACCATTCCCTAAAGGTGGAAAAATCATCGTTGGGCGTGGAGGAAACAAAAGAATCTACATTCACTCAACCCTAGAGGACAATCAATACGTCGATCCCACGTACAAACAGTCACTTCAAGGCATTACAATCGAGGCAGAACGTAAAGCTAAGTTAGCTGGTGACTGGGATGCGTATCAGGGGCAGGTATTCGATGAGTTTCGTGACCATAAGTTTGAAGATGAGCCAGACAATGCAATGCATGTGGTCGAACCATTCATCATTCCTGCGTGGTGGCCGCGCATAGTAATAGGTGACTGGGGATTCGCCGCCATGACATGGATTGGCTACGCGGCAATCAGTCCAAACAAGCGCGTGTACATCTATCGTGAACAGACATGGGTGAAAACGAAGATCGCTGAATGGGCTCCGCATGTCAAACTCTACATCGACAAAGAAAACCCACGTCTTATTAGATTTTGCAAGAGTGCTGGACAGGATAGAGGTCAAGAACAAACCATCCAACAGCAAATCGAGGATGAACTCGGAGTTTCGATTGAACTTAGTAACAATACGCCTGGTTCAAGGATCGCAGGAAAGCTACTAATCCATGAATACCTCCGATGGCATCCAAAAGATGTGAATGAATCAGAGATTCCGATATACAACGAAGAGTATGCGATGTGGATCTTAAGGAATAGGGGCATGAGTGAGTACAATTCATACCTCAATTCGTTCAGACCACAAGAGCCTGAATTGAATTTGCCGAAGCTACAGATCTTCGCGGGCGCGTGTCCTCTTCTAGTCGAGGCAATCAAGGCATGTAGTTATGATAAGCCGAAGGGAAACAAACCAGCAGAGGATATCGCAGAGTTTGAAGGTGACGATCCCATCGATGGGCTTCGTTATCTGGTAGATGCAGCCGCCGGTTATTTCGACGAGTCGAACGAAGAGTTTAAGCGTATTCAGAAACAGGAAGTTCTCGTACAGAAACTCAATACATCGAATGATTGGACTGGATTCTATCGGAATATGGCGCGCACGGAGTCAGAATCCGAAGAATACATCAAGCCAATCTCAAGGTATCGACACTAGCCATGCCTAGTTGGCCTAAGAGTATACCATATGGATTGTCTCCCACGTTTACGCGGGAACACGTTCATGAATTATTGAATAGTGTACTGAAGAAACCATTAGAACCATCGATTACTGATAAATTACTATTCAGATCACCAGTTCAACGAAAGCCAAACGTTTCATTGGAAGGATTTGACAATCCTTACCAACAAGTAGCATTACAAGATATTATCAGTCAGTATCCTGAGGCAATTAGTAGAATTCGAAATATTACATTAGGTGGATTAGATAATAGACTAGATACTGTACAGGGAACTTACCATCCCATGACTGGTAATATCAAAACAAGGGGAGGCTGGGATAAACCGTCGAATTATAGATTTCCACATGAACAATCAATGGGAATTCTTCGACACGAGTTATCTCATGCAATGGGATTGAAGGATACGGGTCCATCTCCTAATGCATACGACATAAGTAATTTGTCTGATCTCCTTTATTTGGACGGACCAACAGGTGACGTAGAATTACCCTCCGAACCTAAGGGATTAGGACCATCTAGTAAAGTGAAGATTAGAAAATGATAAAGAGAATTCTAGAGAAGTGGTTTGGGTTGTCGCCTGACGTATGTGAAACGTGTGAGATCCTACGCTTCCAGCTCGAAGAGAGCAATAGAGAGCGTAAGGAGTTACTCCACAAATTGCTTAATAAGGATGAGCCCAAACCACCCGTATTTTCAGAAGATGAGTTGAAGCCAGTTCAGAGTCAATTC